TAAAACTTGGGATTGATCATGATATATTAAATGCCTGGGGGTTGGTTCTAATTTTGTCTCCTTTGCAATATGTAATCTGGCTTCTCGTTGAAGCTTTTTGAAAAATTCCATTTGTTTATTGGCTTCCGGATTATCTTTTGGTCTTAGAACTTTATTACCTAAGTATTGTATATCGGTAATGTCTTGATGAAGAATAAGTTCTACATTTAATCCGTAATAATGGAATGCTTCTGCCAGTTTTGCTCTATCTAACTTCCCCTTAATTTTCATTGCCCAACATGTATCATCACCAGTGTTGAACAGTTTATTTTCTTTTTGGAAATCCCTGGGATCTTTTTTATAATCCATATATCTACACCAAGCTGCTCTAAATGCTAATCTAAATCCCCATGTGTTGTCGTGACTTGTAAATGATTGTCCAGTCGCTCCTCCCCTATTTTTAAGTACGACATTGTACATTTTGTCGAAATTTTCTGCTGTTTTGATTAATGTGCTTTCCATTTGTACAACGGAATCGAAGAAAGTGGGTGGTATGTTTGATCCATTTATGGTTTTATCTGTCGTGAACCATGAATAAAATGGATGTGTTTGATTGAACTTTGTTCGGATGAATATTTGATGTTCGGGACTAGGAATGTTCGTGCCTATCTTAGGGAGGTACGATTCCACTCTATCATTTGACAATATGATAGGAACATCAGGTGCTTTTTCACACAACCACTCCTTAGCAAACAAGGTTGGATATTTTGAGCACAATTCGTTAATAAGGTCTTTATTCTCTAAGCGTATTGTACAACCTGTGTACTTCTTGTCGGTTAGATTAATAATATACGCTTTTTGCATGGCATCATAATGGGAAGACATTATACTAGCTATCTTCTTCCCCGTTTCGCCTTTGGGGGCGTAACCTAACTCATACATGTGTTTTAGACCATGCATGATAATGCCTCTTTGCCGAGAATCGAATTGTGATGCATCTGCCTCAATGTAAATCCCACCTTTATTTTTGAAGTCTTCTAACTGTTCAAAAATATATTGCATATTTTGATTGAGTATCATCCCAATACCAGTACCCGTGGTGCGATCAATTCTTTTAACTGCTTCTAGTCCGGCTATGTTATCGATCCACAACGATAACATATCCTGTGCAGTTACGGTGCGTAAGTCCTTGCCGTGTTTCAGTTTATAAGCATCGACAACCTGAGCTTTGACGAACGCATGGTACTTTTGTATTGGATATGTTCCCGCTCTTATATGCCTCCTCGCTTCATCCATAAGCACTTCATCCCATCCGGCATCAAACATGTCCTTGCGTTTTCG